TGCAAGAATGGCTAAAGTATTAGATGTGATTGGATTCAAACCCGACACAGATGGACAAGAAGACAAAGATATGAAAAGACTGGAGATATTATTGGGTGAAGTAAATGCTGGTAATGATAATGAAAAAATATTAAAAGAATGTAAGATGCTTATTAAGAAATATGTCGCAAACGGCAGAATCGATAAGAATAAAGGTTTGCAATTATTGATGGATCTGGAATAAATTTTAATTAATTGTATAATAAAAAATTTTACTATACAATATTATAAATGCCTAAAACAATTATTTTAAATCAAAATAATATAGTTCAAAATTCTGGTAATTCAACTTTTCTTTATGAATTCCCTATGGGTGGTGTAAATTTTAAGGATGATCTTATTGCATTACAACTTGTTAATATATACAATTCAGTATATAACATAACAAGCGTAAATAATAACAACTCGTTCTCATATACTTGGATAGATGGTTCTGTAGTTTCGGTAAATTTGCCCGATTCTAATCTTTCATTAGCTGAATTGAACGCAACTTTGCAAAATACTATGGTTCAAAATAAACATTATTTAGTATCAGGATCATCATATATTTATTTACTTGAGATAGTTATTAATGCTTCTAGATATGCAAATCAAATAAACTCTTTTCAAATATCTTCGGCAATTGCAACGGCTAATTCTTGGACTCTTCCTTCTGGTGCTACTTGGGTTCTTCCTACTAATAGCATTAATCCTATTTTCACAGTTCCTTCAACTAATTTCCAAAGTTTGATCGGATTTAAAGCTGGGAATTATCCAAATGCAACTATAACAGGAGTTCCACCTTCACAGATACAAACGCCGACATATACTTCATCACAATCTTTTTTATCATATACGGCCCCTCAAATTAATCCGCAACCGACCTATTTATGCGCATGTAGTCTAGTCAATAATAAATTAACAGTTCCTTCACAATTGATATCGTCAATAACTCCTCAAGGTGTAGATTTTGGAGCATTATATACATATCAGATCGCTGATTTAGTTTTTTGTAAGATTGAAGACGGCAATTACACTAATTTCACATTTAGATTTATTGATAATTTAGGTAATCCGATAATTTTTCAGGATCCTAACACATTAATTTTATTAATTATAAAGAATAAATCAGAATTTTAATATATAAAAAAATTATTTATATGTATATATATATAAATGTATATTATTGCAAGAAAGAAAGCTGGAGGAGGCTTCAACGTTAGACCAAACACAAGAGGCGGATATCAAAAACTTATGAGAAATAAGAACGCCGGGTATGGAATCGGTGCAGATTTATTTGATAATATAGATAAAGGTGGTGATGATAGAAAAAATAAAAATGATATACATCATCTAACGCAAAAGATGAATCATTTAACTATAAAACCGTCAAGACAAAGAAAATATATTTCATTAAATCTATAAAAAATATAAAATATAGAAAATTTTGATTTAATAAAAAATTTTTATATTACTATAATATAAAAATGGCTGATAATCTCGTTTTTGAAGAATCAATCAATACTGAAGTTGATAGAAGTGAATTCACCCAAAAAAAATGGATTTATGTTAATGATAATAACAACGGAAACTATACATCTCAAATCGTTCTTGATACTACTCCACTTTCTAACTCTGGAGGCTGGGTCAATTGGTCTGAAGCTTATATTGTTATGCCTTTGGTCGTGCAACTTACGACTGATACCACCGCGAATTCCGCGAATTTGCCAATGGGTAGTTCGATTGCGGATTATTCATGGGCATTTAAAAGTGGTTTTTGGAATTTGATCAATTCTATGTCTGTAGAATTTAATAACCAAACTATTATTCAACAAACTCCATTTTTAAACGTCTTTAGAAGTTTCAAGGCTTTAACATCGTGGTCAAAAGATGATCTTCATAATCACGGAATGAGTTGTGGATTCTATCCTGATAATGGTGGTTCTTGGTCGTATTGTAATGATTATCATACCGGTTACGCAACACTGAATCTTGGTGGACGAGGTGTGAATTGTGGTTATGCTAATAATAGTTCAGTTTCGATAACTGGTTCATCAACAATATTCAACACTGCGAACGTGGCCGATGGCCAACCCCTCTCCATCAATACATTTGGTAGGTATCCTGTACCCATTACTGGGGTCGCTGGCGAACCTACAATTAACGCTGGTAAAGTGTCATATACCGGCGCATCTAATCCATCTAATGGATTCAGTGGTGAATATTCTTGTAATGATGGTATGAGAAAACGTCAATCATGGTTCGGATATGATCCTGTAAATTCGAACGGTCAAGGACTGGTTAATAGTGTAGATAATTCTAATATTGTTTTTAGAAGTTGTAAAGTACAATCAGAAGCGGGTTCTGTTGTTTGGAAAGTATATGCGAAACTAAGACTTAAAGATCTAGCTGATTTTTTTGATAAAACTCCACTTCTTAAAGGTTCTACTATTAGAATGCTCATTAATACAAATCAATCTATTATTAATTTCAAGGTTATTCAAGGATCCTTAGATGCCACTGGTCTCCCTACTGACGTTCCAAAATTACTTCCTAATAGTGTGAGCGTTGTTGGTGGTCTAACTAATCCTCTCATGCTTAGCTCGGCACAATGGGGTCAAGGTTCATCACCTCTTGTTGATGGTGTTTATAATCTTTCTGTATCGATATATAAAACCACTTTCCCCGCGCAACAGACTTATACGGGCAATAATACATCATCTTTAACATCTTGTAGAATTTATGCTCCTGTATATACTATGAACGCATTGGCGGAATCTAAATATTTAGCTCTTGCGCCAACAAAAAAAATTAGATATAAAGATGTATTTCAGTATCAATTTAGCGGGGTTCAAGGTCCATTTAACTTTCTGGTCACTAACGGTATCTCAAATCTTGTTTCTGTCGTCGTTGTTCCACTCATTTCCAAATCAAACCCGATAACGTTGGTGACGTTTAATAATCAAGGCGCTCCCGTGGCTTCGCAAGGCACACTACCATTCCTGTCTTATCAAAACCCTGTAAGCCCAAGCCCCTCTATGCCTGATCCAATTATGATAAATAATTTTAATATTGTTGTTTCTGGTGTCAATCTCTTCCTTAATAATGAAAATTATGATTTTGAAGCATTTAAACATCAATTAGCATCTTCAAACCAATTAAACGGAGGACTTACAACTGGATTAACATCTGGTTTGATTTCTGAAGATATGTTCAGTCGTGGTTATAGATATTATTATGGAGATTGCTCAAGGGTTCTTGCATCTGAAGAAAATGTGAGCAGATCCGTCCAGATTGTCGGTAATAATGATTCTTTGCTTGCATGTGATTTATTGGTATTCTGTGAATTCGTTCGAGAATTTACCGTATCAACTCAAACGGGGGCAAAACTTGATTAAACTGAATTTAATTTATTTTTGAATATATAAAATTATTTTAGAATATATAGTTTTAAAATAATTTCTGGTGATATATATATATATATGGACTTTTCAATTCCCCCTATTCGTAATGTGGTTGATTTGATTCCACACCAAATCGGACTTTTAGCAAATCAAACAAAAAAACTTATTAAAGGATTACCTGTTATTTTACCTCATCGTATGATCGGTAATGGAAAGCATATCGTTTTGCTTAAAAAGCCAAACGCTAGAAAAATATTAACCGCATATAAAAAAGGTAAAGGGCTGAAATTATCTTTGTCACCTGATGAAATTCATCACAGTATTCATTATGGAGAAGGTTTTAAAGAATGGGCATCAAAAGCATTTAAAACCGTTAAAAAAGGTATTAGTAAAGCTTTAAAAAATCCAACAATCAGAGAAGCAGTGAAAGAAGGACTCCATTATGGCGTCGATGCATTAGGAACCGCTTTAGGTGGTGTCATGGGTAATCCTGAAGCGGGTATGATGATCGCCGATACATTAGGAAAAACAGCAGAAGAGGCTATTGATAAACAGAGTTTAAAAGCGGGTAAAAAGAAATTAAAAGACGTTTCAGTGCAAAAAGCCAAAGAAGTTGCATTTAAAGCAATGGATGAAAATATTAATAAACTACCTGTTGAATTACAACCATCAGCAAAAACTATCTTAGATGAAACTTATAAACAATCAATACCAGCACCAACACCAGTGCCGGCTATGTCTATGGGTCTCGGTCTTAAATTGGTTAAAGGATCACCAGAGGCTAAGGCATATATGGCAAGTATTAGAGCAAGAAAAGGAGGTAAAAAAATGGCCAAAGGTCCATCTATGCCAAGAAAAAAAGAAAAAGAAAAAGAAAAAGAAAAAGATATGGATGATATGAGAGGAGGTAAGATATTAGGAAGACCTAGAGGAAGACCAAAAAAAATCGGAGGTTATTTGGCTACAACATCTAAAGCATACAGAAACGCAATGAGGGATAACTATAACGGTCTCGTTTTATTATCTACCGCATCTAATGAACCTGTTAAAAAATTTCCTATAAATCCTAGGGTATGGAAATCCGCACCGTCCGAGATGACTTTATCACCATTTCAAAGAATTGATAGCCCCGCGATGAATTCCAATGGTGGAGGATTATATGGAAACGGTTTGTATTAAATAAAATATATATGTATATATATAAATATGTCTAATTCTCAAAAAGTTGAATTAATAGATGATTATTATTATTTTAATTGTCCGCATTGTTTGATGGTTATACAAGTAGAAAAAGATCAATTAAACTGTAAGATATTCAGATGTGGTATAATGAAAGATACATTCACACAGATATATCAACATACAACAAAGTTTGAATGTGATAGACTAGCGGAAAACGGTCTGATATATGGTTGTGGTAAGCCTTTTAAGTTTATATTTGATAATATGACCGTAGAAGAATGCAATTATATTTAAATTAAATTATATATATACATATATATATATAATGCTAACTAACACAGACATCGAAAAATTATGTGATAAATTAAATTTACCTTTAGTCGGTGTTTTTAGTAAAAATGAATTAAATGGACTACAACCTAAAATCGGATCATATTATATAAATATGATGGATGATGATATGGTTGATGATGACGGAAACAATGGATCTCATTGGGTTTTAGCTAAAATATATTGTGATGAGGATAGAGATGACGATGCCGATTATGATGGTAATGACGATAAAATGAGAGTTTTAAAAGCTTTATATTTTGACTCATTCGGCGTCGGTATGCCTTTGGATGTATCTGAATTTTTAAAACCTTTCAAACCTATCTATTGTAATAATAGAGAAATACAATATATAAACTCGTCTTATTGCGGTTGGTATTGTTTGGCATGTGATCATGTATTAGAAAATTATAAATATTCTGATACATATTTGAAAGACTTTGAAATGTTCTTAGAGATTTTTAATGATGATCCAAAAAAAAACGTGAGAATAATAAAAAAATTCTTTAAAATTTAATTTTCAAAACAATTACATTTATATATATTAAGATTTAGATATTAATAAACTGTTCCCACTATCACTGCTATCACTGCTATCATCGCTTGATTTATATTGTTTTGGTGTGTATATATCATCGAAGGTATGTTTAATCTCATTACCGCTCATTAACTGAGCATTAGAAATAAGTGTTGTGTATGTGTTAAATTTATCGTCTAGATATGAATCACCATTAATTCCCCTTCTGTCTCTCGATAATGCCAAGGTTTTCACGATATCAATATGTAATAAATAAAAATCCCGACCTGATAAATATTCGATGTTCATATTTTCGGCTAATTTTAGATATAATTCTATGCTTCCAATAATACCGCATATAAGCGCCAATAAACAATTAATCATAGAGATCGTGTCTTGGTCCATATAATTACTCATTCCAACTGCTATCACGCTATTAATACCGCTAAAAACAATAATAGGAATCTTAAAAAATTTTAATTTATCCCTAAGTTCTGAATAACGATTTTTATGAAATTCAGACATTAAGAACGCTTTATCTCCTATCGTTTTTAATATCTTTTCTTGGTCGTCGTTCCAATCACTCATATTATATATATATATTAAGCAATTATAATAATTTTAAATTTTTGATTGTTTGGCTTTACCTCCTGTTTTGTATTCTCAATATTCTCAATATTCTCTTTATTAATTGTCGTTTTTGCTTTCTTCATTTGATATCTTTTTTTATCATATTCTTTATGCCAAAGTTTAATCTTATCAATATTATCGATATAATGTTCTCTTCTTGTCCTATTTGGTATATATATATTCAGTTTCGGTTTCAGATCTTTAATATATTGTCTTTCAATGGCGTATAATGCTTTTTTTGTATATATTTGACACGATGCCAATATTTTATATTGCCAATTTTTCCACCCTCCATTCTTTCTAATATAAACATATAGCGGGGTATTATATCTTTTATCGTTCGCGTTATGACATACAGTTTTATGACTATATATTCTGTCTTTTATCCCTCTAATCGTAGAGCCTATGTATATATCTTTAACTTCAGTATTCTTGCAATAGATCATATATACAACCGCTTTTTCATAAACATCTATGTTCGCTAAATTCATCATGTTTTCGTCATTCATAATACCTTATATTATATATATATTATATAATTATTTTTTAAGTGAATTTAAAATATTATATTATTTGATATATTCTTATATAATCATAATTATTAAAGGTTTATCAATA